CAATAACTACGATGCGATCTTTGGTAAGAAAGATCCTGTGAAAAAGAATATGGATAAATTCCATAAACCTGCTACACATATTGATAAGAAAAAAGAAGAGAAGAAGAACCCACCTTTTTTTAGAAAGGACTATAATGAAATCCGATGAAAAAAAATGGGCAAGCCTTACTGCCTTTAAAGATTTTTTAGAGTTTGACTCTAAAGAAAAGATCATTGAATTCAATGGTTATAAACTTGTGACTAATAAATTTGAATATCAATTATTTGATGGACAAATATTTAAAACTAAACTGAAATAGGAAAATTATTATGATATGGGATAAAGGAAACATTGCTTTACTTATAGGTGCCCTTGTGGTATTAACCGTTACTGTTCCACACTTAGTCGTATGGCTTTTACAATATGTTTAACAACAAAGGTACTATCGCTTTATTATTATCAGGCTGTGCGGTTTTAACACTACCGTACTTCTTTATTGAAAAGAGTTATGCAACTGGGCCAGATCATACATATCAAAGTGAATATGATTGTATGGTTGAGGCGATTTATTATGAAGCTGGTAATCAACCATATATTGGAAAGATTGCGGTTGGTCAAGTTATATTAAATCGAGTCAACTCAAGACATTATCCAAACAGTGTATGTGAAGTTGTTCACGAAGGTCCTGTTAGTGAATGGTGGTTAGAGAATCATAATCGTTTAGTTCCCATTAAACATAAATGTCAATTCTCATATTACTGTGATGGTAAAGAAGAAAAAGCCTATGAAGGTAAGAATTGGACTGACAGTGAATTTGCCTCAACAATGGTTTTAAGTAATGTTTTTCTAAAAGATTTAACAAGTGGTGCAACACATTATCACGCTGACTATGTAGATCCATGGTGGGCAAAGAAACTTACACGAACTGTAACAATTGAAAATCATTTATTCTTTAAGAGATAAAGGAGTATAAATAAATATATGTCAGACTTATTAGATTTTGATTTTGGTTTTACTGCTGTAGATGAAGATGAACTCGAGGCAGTACAAAAGCTAACAGAAACAGCCGCATCACAAGAAGCGACTGCAAGTGATTACGAGACAAAAATGAATAATTTATATAATGCAATATTACCACTGTTAAGTAATCTTAAAAAAAATCCAGAAAAAGATTATATCCATTGGCCTAACCGAACAGATAAGGTTGAAGCTTTTGAAGATATGATTGCTAAAATTATTCGATAGGAGATATAATGGATATTGTAAAATTACGAGAACAACTTGTAATCGATGAAGGTCAAGTGAATGAGATATATCACGATCATCTAGGTTACGCAACTTTTGGTATTGGTCATTTAGTATTAGATTCAGATCCTGAGCATGGTCAAGAAGTTGGTGTATCAGTTTCTGAAGAGAGAGTATTCGAAGTATTTGATAAAGACGTACAGGTTGTATTAGGAGATTGTGAAATTTGTTTTGAAGGTTGGGAAGGTTATCCTGAAGAAGCAAAGCAAGTATTCGCGAATATGATGTTTAATATGGGACGTACTCGTTTAAGTCAATTTAAAAAAATGGTAGCTGCAGCTGAAGTAGGTGATTGGCAAGAAGCTGCTGTTCAAGGTCGAGATTCTCGATGGCACAAACAAGTAACAAATCGTGCTGAGAGATTAATGGTTCGATTAGAATCAATCGGATAAAAAATAATCTTAATTTAACATCCTGCTTTGTATAAATAATATAAAGTGATGAGACTCGGAATGAAAAAATACATTATTCTTTTATTATTATTTTGTAATACGGTAATCGCACAAGATACGGATAGTGGAAACACAAGTTCGCAAGATGGCGATTTGAATACAAACCAACAAGGTGCAACCGTAGATAGTAATAACGATACTACTACTAATACCAATCAATATAATGGTGCAGGGAGTGCAAGTGAAATACCTGTTGCAACAGCAACGGCACCATCGTTGATGTCAACCGGGCCAGATAGTTGTTTAAAATCTAAATCTGGTGGTATGCAATCAACTGTTATTGGTTTTAGTAAAGGTGATTATGTTCAAGATCCTGAGTGTAATAGGCGAAAAGATTCAATAGTCTTATTTTCACTCAATATGAAAATTGCTGCTATAACTCGTATGTGTCAAAGCCACGATGTATGGGAAGCAATGTTATTAAGCGGCACTCCTTGTCCGATTGTAGTGAAGGGTAAAGTAATAGTTGGTAAATCAGCATTTGTTATGTTAAAAACAAAACCTGAGATTTTTATACCAAACTATAAAAAACTCAAAAAAGACAAGAAATTGTATTATCATACAATACTTGGAATAGGAGAAACGAATGGTAATGGTGAACACAAAGAAAACGGCAATGGCGATAGCAGTGATGAGTCTGTCTCTGATCGTTACCGCACCGTCGATTGGTCAGACCGCTAGTTTTGGTCAGACCGCAAGTGGTACATCAATTCAAAGTCTCACGTTTGGTAATCTAATTGATCCAGGCATTAATCCTCTACGTCCTGTAGGCGATTACACTGAGATTCAAGAGTTAATTAACACAGCAGCATATATTAATACACAAGTTAGTAACGCTCAAGCAAGTGTAGTTGAAATGAGTATGATGACACCCGAAACTGCAGCTGACGCGAATAGTGCAATTGTTCCAGTTGCTGGTAGAACAGATGCTCATAAGATTGATTTATTAGAAGCAGCATATTACAACCAATCTATATTGGATATTGTGAATGCTAATTATTATAGTGCGGAGCATTTATTAGTACAAAGTTATGAAGACAATAAAGATGAAATGGATGCAGCTATCGATATGTTCGCTGATGCTGCAACTGAAATTAGTAAAGCTGAGGCAATATATACTGAGGCAATTAATGCACAATCAGATGAAGAACGCATTGATCTCCAAAACTATATTCGAGCTAATGACGTACAGATCGATCAGTCGACGGTACAAGTGTTTAACCAATCATTGGATACGATTGAAGATAAAGCTCAAGCGGCAACAGCATCATTATTCGCAAGTCAAGATGCAGCAGCTCTAGCAATGATTAACTATGATGCAGCTGCAACGTTATCCAATATAACCAATTCAACTGTTTCATATGATGCATGGTCAGATCAAATGACTGTGACATGGGATAACGCAACGAATACAGTATTACAAGGTATGTTCTTTAATAATCCAGGCGAAGTTAATTGGACACAAGCAACAACTGAAGTGTATGACGGATTCTATGGAGACACACCTCCCGTTGATGTGAATGATATGTATAGTGCATATAGTTATGGAAGTGGTGAATCATTTGCTGCAATTGCACCCGGCTATGATGTTAACGCAAAGTTATATGACCCAGTTCAATTGGCAACTGACGTTATTAATGTACAGAATGCATCAGATGGTTTAACAAGTTATAATAACCAAAATGGAAATTTAGGAACAACTGGTCCTAACACGATGATAACAGGTGCGATTCCTGGAGCAAGTGATGGAAACCCAGGAGCATTTAATCCAGATCCAACATTCAGTAGCGGTGGTGAGACGGTATTAATACCACCCCCGCCAATTGGAGATCCAGGACCGCAGTAGGAGTAGTATATGAGTCTCGAAGAAACAGAACTTAATGTCGGCGGTGTAAAATTCAAAGGAGTTTATATCGCTATCATGGCATCAATCATTGGTACCATTAGTGGTGGTATTTGGGCTGTGTCAGAATTTTATTCAAGAGTAGGTGTCATTGATGAGAACCTTGCTCAATTAGAACAAACCGTTTCAAGTATTTCAAATGATTCTATTGAAACAATGAGAGCCACGATCGAAGCAGAACAAATTAAATTAACAACAATTGAAACAAGATTAGAAGATAATAATATAAGTCATCTCCAAGGTAAACTAGCAGAACTTCAAACGATGCTTGAAAACATTGGTGCACGTCAAGTTGAAGTATTAAGTGATGCAAAAGCCTCAACAGAAAAAGTAGCTCAACTCGAAAAGGATTGGCTAGAAGTTCGCAATGAATACAAAAAAATGGCTGATGCAATAAAGGCCTTCGAAGCAACTCAAGGAAAGTTTATAACTGAACTTGATAATCTATGGGACGGTCTAGACGCAGCAACGAACCCTCTCAATTAATGGTTTACATTCACCGTAAACTATGATATAATAGATTCTATGATTAGGCAAACCACAATTAAAAATAGTATAAAGTGTGACGGCATCGGGTTGCATACTGGAAAAAAAGTAAGGCTTACTTTAAGACCAGCACCCACAAATGAAGGCATAGTATTTTTTAGAACAGATGTAACACCCACTGAAAGAATAGCCGCACATTGTGGCAACGTAACTTCAACAGAACTTTCTACTACAATCGCAACAAGTCCATCTCGACCATCAATCGCAACGATAGAACATTTGATGTCAGCCTTTAAAGGGTTAGGCATTGATAATGCTTATGTTGATATTGATGGACCTGAAGTACCAATCATGGATGGTAGTGCTGCACCGTTTGTATTTCTCATTCAATCAGCTGGGGTATCAGAACAAGATAGGTTTAAACGAACTGTACGTATAAAGAAAATGGTTGAATATGTTGTAGGCGATAAGTTTATACGCATAGAACCCTATAATGGTTTTAAGATCGATTACAGCATTGATTTTAATCATCCTGTCTTTAATGATAAACCTGCATCAATATCACTTGACTTTAAAGACACCTCTTATATTCAAGACATATCGCGAGCCAGAACATTTGGATTCGTTGATCAAATAGAAGCTCTTTTAAAGAAAGGATTATGTAAAGGTGGTTCTGTGAATAACGCTATACTGATTGATGATTATCATATTGTGAATGAAGATGGTTTACGATATGTTGATGAATTCGTGCGGCATAAAGCATTGGATTGTCTTGGAGATCTCAGTCTCTTTGGATCCACTATTTTAGGAAAAATCACGGCTCACAAGAGTGGTCATCAAATGAACACTATGCTGACAAGACAGTTATTATCCGATGGATCTTCGTATGAAATCGTAATAAATGGCCTTGAAGATACAGACTTCACTGAAGCTTCTGAGAGGCTTGTCGCATCATTTTAACAACTTGGCTGTAGGTATATTCATATTTACCAAATAAATCCTTTAAAACGCGTTTAATAAGATATATTTCTATATATCAAAAAGTTATAATGATATGTGTTTATATATCAAAATAT